GGCCCGCTCCCGTCCGATCAAGGCCATCTCGCGCCAGAGACTCACATGGTTCCCCTCTTCCCTCATCGCCATCTTCGACGCCACGCGAAGCTCGGCGATTATCTCGAAGCCGGTCTGGTACGGGACGAGCGGATGCTCGCGGCCGAAGGTGAGGCGGACCATGTCCAGGTCCGCCTCGCTGCCGACTTGCTCGAGGGTGAGGATGTCCGACATCTTAGTCGAGCGAGATGTCGAGGGCGCCCGCCGCGAATTCTGGATTGACGCCGATGTTGATAATCAGATCCGCGAGGAGCTGGCTCCAGAGCTGGAGCTCGCCGGCGCCAGAGGTCGCGAAGCCCAGGCCGACGTCGGTCGCCGTCTCGGGCGTTGCGGCGGTCGCGTTGCCGAACTGGAGGAGGTTGTCGTTGTCGACGGTGCCGGTCAAGACGGTCCAGTTCGAGGCGTTCCTGGGAACGGCGACTCGCCCGTATCCGGTATAACCGGCCTCGTTATCCGTCTGGACCGTTGAGGCGTCCGTGAGGGCGTCGAGCAAGTGGAGCGAGATGTGGTAGTTGTTCTCCCCGATCGACGGCGGAAGGCCGGCGCCGTCGCCGATGTTACTCGCGGCGACATTCGTGAAGATGAGCGCGAGGATCTTGTCCTCAAATAGATCGGTAGCGCCTGTCATGACTCACCTCCGTTGTCCGCGGTTCCAGCGGTCGGCGTCTGGATCCCGGACGTGAAGACGTCGGCGGAGCTCTCGGCGTCGGCGTGGGCGGCGAGGGCGATCGCGTTCTTCGCGGCGCGTTCGGCTCGTCGGATGGCGCCTTGTTCGGCGGCGATCTTCTTCTCGTGGGGTTGTGAGGCGTAGAGCTCGGCGAAGCCTGGCTTCGTCGAGGCCGCGTCTCTTGCGAGCTGGGCCTTCTTCCTGGCGGCTCTGGCTTCGGTCGAACAAATCATGATTTTCTCCTGGAGTTGATCGGAGCCCTCACGGCCTCGGGATGCTGGGCGAATATATCACGCGAATTATGTCAAGTCGCGAGAAGGGGTTGATGTCGATCATGTGAAGGTAGCCTGGCCGAACTGGACGAGCTGGGACTTCGGTCCGCGGAAGAAAACGAGGACCGCGCCGGCGGGCGCTCCGGCGGCTCGAGTGATCCGGATCGCGTGGGCTTCCTTGAATCGCTTCCGGATGTTCACGCGACCGCCCGAGATCCCGGCCTCGGCCGAGACGTAGTCGATCGCGTCGGTCGTATCGAGGACGCCCAGGTCGCCGGCGGTCGTGGCCGCGTTGATCTGGAGGGCGATCTCGAGACTCGCTGGAAGGGTGAGGACGTTCGCGGAGGATCCGCCGGCGGCGACCGCTCCGAAGTCGAAGAGCGCGGAGAGCGTGACGTCGACGGTGAGGAGATCGTTCCCTCCTCCGGTCTGGGCGACGGTTGCGGCGCCGACGCCTGGCGTGACGGTATAGGCTCCGGCGATCTGGATCGCGACCGCGGTGACGGCGCCCGCCGCTTCTGAGACGACATACCCGCGGCCCTGGATCGAGAAGGTCCCGCCGGATATGAGGAACTCGTCGCCGACGTTATACCCGCCTCCGCCGACGTTGACCGCGAGCGCGATGATCCGGAACGGCGCGGCCTCGAAGCCCGCGAGGTCGAAGTCCTTCTGGTCTTGCTTGCTGCGACGCCTCTCACGGGCGAACCAGTTCCGCGCGGCTGTGGCGCGCGGTCCCGTCGGCGTTGCCATGCCCTACGCCGCGTCGGCGTCTGGCTTGTCCGCTCCTGGGGCCGCGTCTCCGCCGGTCGGCTTCGCCTGGACCTGGGTCCGGGCCGGCCTTTTCATCCCGCGAGCGCGTTGTCGCTGGAAGGCGGCGTCGATCGGAGCCTTGCCGGCGGCCTCGAGGATCCGCTTGATCTGTTCGGGCGAGCTGGCCCTCATGGCGCGGATCTTCTTCTGGCTGGCGACGTAGCCGCGAACGGCGTCGACGTGATGATCGGACTCGACAAGGTGCGGGTAGAGCTGGGCCGAGAGATCCTTGAGTTCGTTCCGACACGCTTCCGCGGCGTCCAGGGTCTCATCGAGCTCGGTCTGGACGAGTTGCATCTGGGCGCGGATCTCGTCCTTCCGGGCTTGCTCCTTGAGGTCGGCCTCGCTCGGATCCGGGAGCTTCGGAGCCGCCTCGATCGCCGCCTTCCGGCGTGTGGCGTCGGCGGTCTTCTTCTCGCTCTGGGCGGAGCGGGTCTGGTTCGCGCCCTTTCGGTCCGGGTCGACCTCTTGGGCGTCCTGGGCGTCTCCTGGGTCGTCCTGGGGAGAGTCTGGCGGATCTGGCTCGGTTGCCGGCGTCTCGTCTGGAGGCGCTTCCGTTCCGTCCGCTGGCGGATCCGGAGCATCTGGCGCCGGATCTGGGGCGGTCTCGGTTGGCGGGTCGACGGCCTTGTCCTCGAGCTGGTGCAGCTCGTCGGCGAGGTCTTCGGTCGAGGGGAGCTCGGTCGGTTCGTCCCCGCCGTTGTCGTTGGCTGGCGCTTGATCGTTCGGTTCGTTCATGTTGTCGGGTCTCCTACTGGTTGAACGGGGAGCCGGCTATCACGGCCGGCCTCCGACTCGGATGATGAATCAGAACTCGGTCGTCACCAGGCGCGCGGCCTTGATTTGCTTCCGCTCCGGGAACGTCCGGGCCCAGTTGTTCACGCCGTCGGCGATCTCGACATTCGTCGGGCCGCCTTCCGGGTTCGCGACTGAGGCGCCGAGGAAGTTGTACCCGACCGGGTGCATCGACCATTCGATCCTCGAGAAGAGTTCCTCGCCGCCGGCGCCGTTGCCCTGGGCGGGTAAGCGTTCGACCTCGGCCGGGACCTTCGGATTGCCGACGCCCCAGCGTGAGGCCATCGAGCCGAAGATCCAGGTGTCGAAGACGCCCGCGGCGTTCGGCATTGTGTCGTCGACGATGACACGCCGGCCGAGGAACGTCGGAACGTCCGCGGCGGCCATGTTGGTCGAGTCCGGGACGAAGTCGATGAGGTTATTCTTTTGGGCCTTCGAGAATACGATCGAGTGCATCATGACGGCCACGAAGTCGCCCTGGGAGTCGCCGGCGGTTGTGATGGCGTCGATGAAGGCCTCGGCCGAGAAGTCGGTGACGCCAGGCGTGAACGCGCCCGATATGTCGACCGTGAGGTCGTCCTGGGCTTCGTTGTTGGTGATGCCGGTCCGCGGGTCATCGTTCGGCGTGACCTGGGCGTTGTCGGCGAAGATGCCGGTCCAGGTTGCCACGAAGACGGCCTGGAGGCGGCGGCGCCAGTAGGCGGCGATGTTCGAGGCGATCGCGTTCGCTGGATCATCGCCGGCCAGGGCCGCGACGAGGTCCATCGTCTTCCAGGACTGGTTCCTGGAGAGTCGGGTCGCGATCTCCTGGTTCGACTGGATCTTGTTCGGGGTCGCGATGACCGCCGGGTCGTCGCTCGAGACTCGATCCGCGAGGATGTTCGAGTCGTCATCGTTGTCGCGCCATGAGGGCGAATTGAAAGTCGTCCCTCCGCCGGCGAGCTTCTCGTCGAGAGCTGCATCGCGGACGACCACGCCGGATTCAATGAGCGCGGTCTTCTGTTCGGTGAGGGTTCGGACGTAGGGGGCGAAAATTTCGGGGACGACGACGTCCGCCACTCTTACTTCTGCCATGAGGTTCTCCTGGTTGCATTATTGCCGACCCTCACGGCCTGGCGCGTTGTCTTCGGGAGCGAGTCTACCGTACCGGCGCGACCGCTCCTAATTTCACGCCGACCGACTTCATGAGTCGCTCGGCTTCCTTCTGGTTTGACTGGTAGAACTTGCCCTGGGCCGTCATGTTCCAGCCGGCCTTCGACCAGGGATTCCCGGCGCCGAGATCTCCTCCGCTGCCAGGTCCTCCGCCGTCTCCGCCGTCCGCGCCGGCGCCCTTCGATGCCGGCCAGAACATACGGAAGGCCTTCTCGCGAGCGATCGCGGTGAAGTAGTCGTCGGGCTTCTGGTTCGGACTCACTCCTCGCCCCGCGTCGAGCTTCGTCACGACGCTCCCGTCTTGAGTGACCTCGAAGTCGGGCTCGACCAGCGAGACGAGGTTCGTCACGCCCTCCGGCGTCGCGCCGGCGGCGTTCGCGCTCTGGGTGAGCTGGTTTCGGATTGTTGTGTCCCGACTCTTCCCCAGGGCGTCGTCTCGTTCGGTCTTGAGCTTCTTGTTGTCGGTCGTGAGGCTGGCGACGTTTCGCTCCAGGTCATGAAGTCGCGCGGATACTTCTCCGCCCTGGTCGTCGTCCTTGCCGTTCTTATCGCCAGGCTTCGCGCCGGCGAACTTCTTGAGACCCGTCTCGATGAGATCGGCCACGTCGTCACGACTGAGGCCGGCGTCGTTCTTCCTCGCGAAGTCGGCGCCCGCGTCGGTGAATCGTTTCTTCAATGCCGTCGCGTAGTTGTCGAAGTCCGCCTGGGTCTTCATGCCTGGGACGTCGAGCGTGAAGACGCCGTCGGTCTCGACATAGTGGTCCTTGAGACCTTCGGGGATCTTGCTCGCGTCGGATAAAACGGCTTCGAGTGTCATCGGGGTCTGGCTCCTCTCACAGTGAGCATCGGTTCGCCGCCGATCATAGTCCCGCGCTTATGTAAAGTCGAGGACGATCATGTCGCCGGGATCGGCGCGCCGGCGCGCGCCGGCGCCGGAAGGTTCGCTCGCTGGAAGGTTCCGGGATCCTGGTCGTAGAGCTCGCGGAGCGTGAATCGCTTCCCCGAGTTGTCGACGAAGCCCTTGAGATCGAGCTCGCCGGAGCGGAACAGCCGGCCACGGGCCGGGCCGAGGACCTCATCCTGGAAGGCGGCCGAGTTCGAGCGGAGGAACTGGGTGTAGGTCGTCTCCGCCGGAACCTTGCCGACGAGCTTCTCGACGGCGCGACGCCTGGCCGGTCCGCGAAGTCCGGCGAGTTGTTTCTCGGTTGCCGCGACGGCCGGCCGGTTGCCGAGCTTGCGCCCGTTGATGACCGGCGCCCGGATGCTTCGGCAATTCATGTGAAGCGGCGGGATCGGGCCCTCGCCGACGGGGAACACGTCGCCGTCGAGAGACTGACAGATCGGCGTGGTCCTGGAGTCCAGGGTCGCCACGTAGAACTCCCGCGGGATGACGCGCCGGTTCCGCTTGTATAGCTCCTGGCGGGTCGCGTTCGAGATCGCCGAGGTCGCGGTCTGGGCGAGCGTCTGGGCTCCGCGCCTGGTGATCTGGCGAGCGCCGTCCACGCCGCCGAGCGCGGTCGTGCCGAAGATCCTCCTCCCGATCTGGGTCGGGCTCTCGCCGAAGACGAGGCCCTGGCGGATCTCGTCCATCATGCGCCGGCGATCGCCGAGCTCGTAAGTCCTCATCCAGTCGCGGAGGATCCGGTTGTTGAACGGCCGGGCGAACACGATCCCGCGGAGCTCACGGGCCGAGGGGAGCGCCGGCTCGAAGACCACGGGGAGCGAGGCCGTGATGACGCCGGCGGTGAACTGGGTCTCGCCGGCGGCCAGGCCGACGAGCTCCTTCCGGAGGAGCTTGTTGATGTCGTCGAAGGTCTCGCGGTTGATGGCGGCGATGAGCTGGCTCGTCTTCATCATGCGGCGCGTCGTTGCCGGCCCAGGGTCGAAGCCGAGGGAAGCGATCCGATCCAGCCGGGCCCGGAGCCTGGCGCGGAGCTCGGGCTCGGCCCGGTTGAGGATGTTCCGGATCCTGGTCCCGAGTCCCTTCCCGAAGCGGATGAGCTGGATCTGGTGCGCGATGAGCTGGTCACGGATCTCGTCGTTCGATGACATCGTCGACCCTCGTCAATTCACAATGGCGGACAATTCCGAGACGACTCCCTCGAGCTCGGGCTCGACGATGTTCGGCGTCTCGACCAGGACCAGGAAGAGCTCGCCGTCGACGACCTTGAGCTGGAGGCCTCGGCCGATCGGATAGGTGTCGAGCGTCTTCACCGGGATCTTGACCTCGCCGCCCAGGGCCGCCACGAGGACGATCTGGATCTGGTCGCGGGCCGCTTGCATCACGGCCGAATGATCGGCCGAGAGGTCGTCGATCATGATCGACTTCTGGAGGTTACTCTTCATCTTCGCCTCCCTGGTCGCCCGGTTCCTGGTCGCCTGGTTTCCCGCCGGCCGCCGCGTCGATGGCCGCCTGGCGGGCCGCTGCCATCGCCGGGTCGTTGATGTCGCCGGCGCCGCCTGGCTCGCCGGTGAAGGCGTCGCCGCCGGTATCGAAGACGTCCATGTCCGCCTCGTCTTCGATCTGTTCGAGCTCTTCCTCGAACGTGAGCTCGGTGAAGTCCTTCTGGCGGAGGTAGTTGTGGACCGACTTCCAGGAGAGCGGGACCTTCGACTTCTTCGCCGTGGCGAAGCCGACCAGGTCCGCGACGTCTTGCGTCTCGGTGATGAAGTCGAGGTTCGGTTCGACCTTGACCTCTTCGGGATCCGCTCCGACCCAGACGGCCGCGATCCGGAGCGCGGTCTCGAGACCGGAGGCCGAGGACATGGCGATCGTCTGGAGCGTGGCAGTCCTGCCGGCGACGCGGATCCGGAGAGTCTCGGCGGCTTCGGCGCCGGCGCCAGACGAGAGGAGCTTGATCCCCTCCTCGCCGGCGCGCTTGTAGTCGTCCTCGAGGCTCGAGCGTTGCTCCGGGAGCGCCTGGGAGTCGGGCCCGATGAACTTCGCGTCGGCTCCTATTTCGGGGAGGTTCAAGTAGGCGCCCGAGCCGATGATCGGCTTCTCGTCGGCGGTCGGATTGTCGGACTCGCCGCTCGCGAGGTCGTAGCCGGTGATGACGAGCGTGTCCTGGCCGGCCATGAAGAGCCCGCTCCGGTGATCGGCTTCGCCGCGGTAAATGGCGAGCCCCAGGTTCGCGAGGTTGATGAGCGGAACGTCGCCTGGCTGGGTCGCGAGGTCGGTCGTGTTGATGAAGACGAACGGGATCTCGTCGAGTGTCTTCCCGCGGATCGACGGGACGACCTCGGTCTGGAGGTTGCCGTCGCGTTCGACCTGGGTCGTGTAGACGTTCGTGTCTCCCTCGCCGAGGGTAAGCGATCGGAAGCGTGGGACGAGGTTCCACGTGAAACGGTTCCCGGTGTCGCGCTCGAAGCGAGTCTCGTCGAGGACCGACATGAGAAGCCGGCGGACCGCCTGGCTCCGCTTGTTGTCGTCTTGTTGCTTGATGTCGTTCGTGACCGTGAGGTCGTCCCAGTTGATGATCTGGGGCGCGGGGTAGCGAACGATGAGCGGGAGGTCACGGTTCGGATCCACGTCGAGGAGAAGCCCGAGGCGCCCGTAGAGGAGCTGGTTCATGTGGATCTGGACGAGGAGGTCGTTGAGCGACTCGCCCTTCGGCGTGGCGAGCTCGCGCATATCTTCCAGGGCCTCGGGGAGCTCGATGTTCGCCGGCTCTCGATCGAGGATCCCGGTGAGCGCCCGGACCGTCTCCTTGACCAGGTCGGGGAAGAAAGCGCGGACCAGATAGGCGGCGTAAAGCTCCGCGCCTTCGTTGTCGAGCTTCGCCTTCGTGGACGACAAGGCCCTCATCCCGGAGGTCGCGGGGAGGTAGGTCGTCGACTTGCTCTTGATGTGGCGCTGGCCCTCGTTCGTGTCGAACATCGTGACCCAGTCGGGGCGCCTTGCCTGGTAGTCGGGATGTGGGTCGGCGATGCTCGAGCCGCCCTGGCCGGCGGCGAGCGGAGAAGTGGTGATCCCTGGCTGGAGGGGTGCGGTCGGGCTGGCGAGGATCTGGCTCATGTCATGCGGCTCCCTTGATTGCTCCGGATTTTGGTCGACCTGGTTGTCTCACGGCTCGGTGATAGGCTCTCGAGAAGGCGTCGATCTGGTCCTTGAATGTCGAGCCTGGGAAGGCTTGCGCCTCATCCAGGAACACGCCATTCCAGGCCCCGCGGACAAGATACACTCGACCGCCTTCGACTTGTGACGCCGGAGCCTCGGCTC